GTCTTGCCTTCACTTGCAGTGAACCCTTGGTTCACAGCGCGGTTGGCAACGGTGGGGAGAACTGACTCCCTTTCGATGCCATCCAGCGCCCCAGTGATGGGGCGATAGGGAACCACTTGCGACAGACGAACGTTTTCGATGAATGTTTCAATCACACCACGGGTGAAAATATTCCTCTCACCCTTGGCAGCCTCAACCAGTGTCAGGGCCATTCTGTTCTCTCCCTCTCATTAGAGAACGATGCCACAAATGAAAACTTGATTCAGGCTGTGACTGGATTAACTTCCCCCGGTCATTCCATGAACCAGCTTATTCCTTGATGACATCCCCTCCAGGTTGTCTGGGTTGCGGTCATCATTGCCGCCCCCACCACCAGAACCGCCCCCACTCGATTCACCCCACCAATGGGGCTTGTCTTCCTTTCGAGCTGCCAACCATTCAGATGGCTGAAGGCGGTTCTTTCCATCAGGCCCCAACAGAAGGGCCCCAGATCCATCCCGTGGTTCAAGGTCTCCAGAATCATCGATGTGAAAGACATGGCCAGCCAACGCCACAGCATCTTCAACCGCTCCAGGAATCGAAATCCCTGATTCCAATGCTGCCGCTCTGATTGAATGGCCCACTTTCAGGGTATGAATGACAGTGTTCCGCTCATTCAAGAGCCCTTGCAGCTCATCAATCTTGGTCGCTGACGCGCTGATCCTGGTTTCCCAATCCTTGGTCATTGCCTGGGTTCTTGCAGCCATCACCTCATCAAACTTGCCTTCAGCAATAAGCTTGGTTTCCTCATCCGTTTCAAACTTGGAAAGAAGAGCCTTGACAGAATCAGGGTCCATTCCAGACCAAGTGGTTTTCAAGGTCTCCAACTCTGCCTTCAGATCCTTCTGAGTTCCAATCAACTCACTGTTCTTGCCCTGAAGGCCAACGGTTGCCGCCCCCACAGCTGTGTTGATGGCTTCCACGATCTTGGGGTCACTGAGATCAATTCCCCCACCGCCACCACCACCGCCACCATCTCCATCACCATCACCACCGCCACCATCTTGAAACGCAATGGCATTGACAGGGCCAAAGCCCCTGTGATGGATCAAGCCTTTTCCAAAGAACTTTCTACCACGCTTCATCTCAATTCACGCCTTTCCTTAGGATGGGCCTTGGGCCCTGGCGAATTTTCATCAAATCATTTCCCAACTTCTGAGCTAACCCTAGATCGGCTCAAAGGTTTTCGATTCCCTGAACGTAACAGCCGCCAGCTGATTCACCACCTCTATCACAGCCCAGCTTCATCAAAGAGATCTGGAAGGCGCTTCCTCAGCTGGGGCAATGTGAACAACCTACCGTCAGCATTGACAAAACCAGCCATGTCAATCTCTCCAGTTCTGAACAGCTTCCCCCTGGTTGAGCCCAAGATCTCATCTTGGAACCCTGAAGAGCGCCCTTCCAGCCAATCAGTGTAATTGGTGGTTGCCGGAACTTGGCCAGTGAAGTCAGGGGCCTTGGAAGCCCTAGTGGCTCCAGGCGGGATGCGTGAGCCCAGCTCTTCAAAGTCTTTCAATACAGGGCTAGTGGTCGATCGGCAATTGATATGGGCTGGGGGTCTTGGCCCTTCTTCCAGGGGGTAGAAATTGCCATCTAGCGCGCGACAGATGGGAGAGGTTTTGCCATCCAACGTGGAAACCCAGATCACCCCAGCAATGATGTCAGCATTTGCGCTATATAGCTCATTTCGAGCGGCTGAAGCAACATGGTTGGTGGTGGTCCTGACTAACGCTTGAGCCCCTCGCCTGGAAACCTCTCTGATCCCATCTTTGTAACCCAGGGGCCCTGACCCAATGACAGCCCTGACAATCTCTGGGTTGGATTGCCCACTGATGATTCCTGATTGAATAGCCTTGAAGGTTCTAGCGGCATCATTCCGCTTGAGCTGAGTTGTCCACTCAGACAAGATAGCCCCATCCATGGGGCGGGATCTGACCACCGCTAGAGCTTGAATTGCTGACACCCTTGCAAATTCAGCTTCAATGGGGACTAGGGTTCTCCCCAATGCCCCAGCCTGAGCTTCAAGCTCAAGGGCAGTCAGCTCCCTGACATATTGGTCATATTGCTTCCTCAGCTCATCATGGGATGGGGCCAAGATCCCATTGATTGATTTCCTAAGGGCTATCGACCGATTACGGGTAAACTTCTTTTTGGTTCTAGGCCCCAGGCTCAAAATCTTGGCCTCAAGCCTCTCATCAGCGCTTCTGAGAACCGCTCTCAGCTCCCGCCCTTCAGACTTGGACAGACCCAAGAGCCTGACTTCATGGCCAACCTGAAAATCCCTCAGGCGCTCATTGGCCAGCGCTGGTCTAGCTCTTCTGGTCCTAGGGCGCCCACGCCTTTTCAGCTCATCAATCTTCTTCCCTGAGCGCGACTGAAGGCGAACCTTCCCAGCCTTGGGATGTTCGGCTAGATAGGTTCGCCCACGATCAGCCAAAGCCTTTCGCGATTCTCGCGGGCCCTGGGTCAGGGAGACAATGGCTTGAGGCGTTCTCTTCTTGGCTGCCATGATTGGCGCTTGATCACCTCAAATGGGCTGAGAAGAAATCCAACAGCCAAGGGTTGGCCCGATATACAGCCGCCCAGCCATTGGAAAGCCTGAGAACAATATCTTCCTCACTGAGGCTCCCCAAGCTCTTACTTTGAAGGTTCAAGCCCATTTCCATGAAGATGAGGTGAGTGATCTCATGGTGAAGGGTCAAGGCCCATGCTGGATCATCCAACCCATCATCAATTTGGATAATGGTGGATTTCTCTCCAATGGTTCGACCGAACATATTCGCTCTGTCAGCTTCAACCGAATTCCATTCCTCAATCTTGAAGACTCTTGAAATCACTGTGACTGAGGTGGGGTGCTTCAGCTTCTTCTTGTTTCCCGCTTTCGCCATTTTCTAGTGTTCCTTTTCTGTGTCAAGGGTCAATAATGTGAAGCCAATGGCCACTGGTGCCAATCCCAAGAACCTTCTTGATCTCATCCATGGCTGGGCTGGATTGGAACACCCCCACGGTGGGTGGGATGCCCCAGGCCAACATATGAACCTGATAGCCAGGGGCTAGACAGCCAGACAGCTGATAATGGTAGTTGGCGGCATGAAAAAGGATGGTGGAACGTGAGGCGTGAGAGGTTGGCCTCACGCTTACTGTTCTTCCCAACAAAGCCCATGTGTCCCGATATTTGCTCCCCACATGGGGGATCAGCTCATATTCCCCAGCGGGAACACAGGAAACATATGGGGCGTTGTCTTCCCATGCCCTCTCCAACATGAAACAAGAGATGTCACCCCCTTCATCAGTGAGATTGCCAAGGGTGGCGCCCTTATACACTGTGGGGTGGCGTTCAAGAGTCAGCAGCATCACTCACCCCTTTCCATGTTCCTGATCATCAAAACCGCTCCCACAATTCCAAAGCCCCCTGATGTCGCCTTCAATGGGGCTAGATCAAGTGTCATCACCAGAACTATTGTCACTAGCCCCACTACCGCCAGCGCCTTCACCAACTCCCCCATCATCTTCCCCATCACCATCCTCACCACCTCCATTCTTCCGTGTAGCAGCCAAGATCTCAGCCAATGCGCTCTTGGTCTCATCATCAGTCTCAGGGGGCCTGTTCTCAGTCTCATCATCAATCAACTCCTGTTCATCCTCAACGGTTCTCTGGGGGTCGATGATCTCACCCTTCTGAAGGTTCTCATGAAGGGTGGCCTTGGAATAGGCTCCCATCTGCCATCCAGCAATCAGCTCCCTCAGCTCATTGGAATCCATCCTGGTTTCGACATAATCCCTATTGATATCAAGAGAAACATCTTCAGGATTCCCCCCAGACCATTCAGCCGCGAACCTCAGCGCTGAAATCACTGTGGCTTCAACGTTGGTCACAGCCTCAGTGAGAACACTGGTTTCACTTCTGGCATTCAGCTTGGTGGTCTCAGCGGTCACGTTCCTGGTTTCTTCTGCGATCAACCGCGCTCCCAAAACAGCCATACGCCTTTCTTTGTCTTCCATGGCCTTGGACTGAGCTTCAATCCCCTTCCCACTGAATTCCAACATCCCCGCTTGGCCACCCTTGGGAAGGGTCCAGATCACTCCACTTCCAATTGACTTGGGGGTGTTGTCTTTCTGAACACCTGCAATCCAAGGCGTGGGGCATGAAGTCAGATAGAGGGAATGCTCAAAATCAGCTGAATTCCGATAGTGAGCAAGATTCATGTGAGCCAATGGAAGAAACGGTGGCTTGGACGTTGCCGCCCTGGTGTCATAGGTGTTGCAGAACCAGAACGGGATTTCAGTGAGGCGCTTGCCATGAGCCTTGGGCTCAAATGCCTCAACCTGTTCAAAGCCAGCGTTGATGATGTCGGCAAATGGATCAGCCTCAGTCACCGTGGTTCTGTTCTCTGGCTCAGAAGCTTCAAAGACGGTCATGACATAGAGCCCATCTCCATCAATAGCCAAATTCAAGATTCTGGAAGTCTTCACTTCATTGGCTGAAGCTGAAGTATCCCTGAGAACAACCCTGATGAGCTTCCTAACACCACGCTCCATCCGCTCTTCCCAGTTGAAGATGTCGGTGGCTGAATAGGTGGCCAAATATGGAACGCCATCAACCAAGGGCTGAGCTGCCATGTCAACAAGGATGCCCCATCGACCCATGGAAGTGTTTTCCCGAACCCCCTCTCTGACCACCAAGTTGAGCCCACTCCCATCAGGTGTGGCCGAATCCAGCATTGATTCCAGCTTGGGTGGGAGAACCAGTGTGGGCTCAATTCGGAACACCATTCCCAAGAGCCCTCTCAGGGTTCGATCAGCGATATCGAAAAATGAAGCCCTGGTCTTGTAAGCATCATAGGGGGCGGCATCCATCCCACTGGGCCTGGGGAGATAATCAACCCCCTGAGCCTTGACCCTGTCTTCCCCATCAAGAACATCATTCACCTTGATCCAAGAAGCATAGCGAGCCAGATAATCGGATGACTTGTATGTGATGGTGCTAGCCATATCCATGTTAGAGGCCATCAATACATCCCTTGAATTTCGCTCTCATCCATGCCCAGCTCTTCTGGGGCATAAGTCAAGCTCAGTGATTCAGCGAAATCAGGTGATTTGATCCCGCGTTTTTGAAGAGATCTCTTTGACTCACAGCCAATTTTCCCATTTCCCTTCCGCTCCATCCTTGGAAGTGATAGCTGGGAACATAGCTCCGGGCAATCAGGAAGGGAGATCAGATCTTCCAGGGGGTGTTGGCGCCCCCCTTCCTCACCCGTAACCCACAGATAATGTTCATGAGTGTTCCTGAAGCGCTCCCTCATGGTGAACCACAGATGGGCCTTCAGATTGGCAAACTTCTCTAGGGATGTTCGCCCATCCCCCCAGACCACATCATCTGGAGCTGGGAGCCCCACGTTGATGGGGTTAGAAGGTATGATTTGGTCTAGGCCAGCCGTCAGCTCATCAACATTGGTCTCAGTCCCCCGATTCTGAAACGCTTCCCCCATCCCCCTTGCCACAGCCGCTTCAGTGTCGGTCTGAACCGTAATCCCAGCATCAGCCATGGCGCTCAGCAGAACATCCCCTTCAACTCTTGCCTGTTGGATGTCTTGAACGATGGTTTCACTAGGGACAACCCTTCGATGGTCCCCCCTAGCATAAGCCTTGGCCACAGGGTCATCTGGGTCACCCGCTTCAATATGCCTCAGAGCCCAGGTGACAGAATCCCCTATGCCAACAGAATCAAAGTTGAGGTATTGAGCCCCCATGGTCTTGGTGAGGTCTGCCGCCTTATATGCCGTTTTGATTGTATCTGGGTCACCCCATGAGGTGGGCATCAACACGATTGGCCCAAAGCGGGTGGTGTGAACTGACTTCCCTGTCCCGCTTCCTCCAACGTCAAGCCCTGACACCCCTCCATGGTATTCAGGGAAGTCAACTACATTGGCAATGTCTTTGGCTGATTCCACCCACCTAGCTTCAATGAAGAGGTTTTCAATGCTAGCGCTATAGTCAATATCAACCTCAACCGCTAGGTCAATCGGGTCCATCTTCAGTTTCTGGGCGTCATACCACTTCTGGTCTTTCCTGGGATCTTGCTTCCAATGGAAGCTGAACACAGGGAGAACCCCAGCAAACCTCTTCTGAGCAAAGCGGTTGCCCATCCCATTAGCGGTTGAAGCATAGAGCTTGCAATTGGAGTTCATCGAGAGACCACGGTCAGCCAAGTCAGGATGTTCCAGGAATGCCGCTTCATCGATGAAATAGACTGTGGAACGCCCCCCACGCCCCACCTGATCTCCAGCTTCCCCTGTGATGGTGTTCCCGTTCCATGGGTTGATGATCTTCATGAAAGGGGCGTGAGCCCTCTCATTCCATCCTGGTGGAAGGAAGAGATTGGGGGTGAGCTTGATGACCATCCTGAGCTTCTCAAAGAGTGAGTCAGGGTCATCCTTCCGATCAACCTTGGCTTCCCTATAGCTCCCCATACCAATTTTCATGCCAGGAATGAATGTCCAAGCCCAGATAGACCACGCACAGAAGAGCCATGAGAAGCCCACGTCTCGTGACTTGTCCGCTACCCCATCCCCAATGGCGTGGGGGTCTTGACTCGTTTCATAGCGTTCCTGAATCCACTCAATGAATTCTATTTGGCGTGGGAACAGAACAAATGGCCAGAAGGCTGGTGAGCGCCTGGGGTCATAGGTCATCATCCAATCATCGATGAATCGAGCTGGGTTAGTCTTATAGAAGGCCATCACAGCCGCCAGCCTCACTTCATCCGCCTGGAGCCATGCCAACCGCTCAGCGCGCTCTTGCAACACTGGCTTGACATAGTCAGAGCGCTTCCAGTCAATGGAATGGCGCTCATGGGCGTAAGGCAACCCAGATTCACCCAATTTAGCCAGCTCCATCTAAACCCCTCAGAAATATCGATTTTAACCAGCCCACCTTAAATCACTCCAAATTTCCTGATCTAGGGGGCTCCCCCTAAACCTAGAATCTCTCCAAATCTTAGCCATGCCCTTCTAAATTGCCCAGAAGTTTTTTCACCAAGAAGATACCCCCTTGATGACACATTTTTTCTGAAATTTAACTATGGCACCCTTAATCG